GACGAGCCCCTGGGTCGACGCCGAAGGAGTGAACCGTGGCCGATACGACGAAATCCTCAACCAGTACGGTCGACGCGCTGATGCAGCAGATGTCGCTCCTGCCGGGCTTGCCGATGCAGGCGGACCCCTTCAACAACCTGCAACCGATGCCGGGCGAGCAGAACCCGCAGCAGGAACCGACACCGGAGTCCTAAACCAAAACCCTGCCGATTACCAGGGGACTCACAAACCCCCGGGGCCGGATAGCGCATCGCTGGCCGACCTAACTGGGAACGGCGTTTACCCCGACGACGTGTACGGCCCGAACGGGGCGCGGTATTACGGGGACGGCAGCGCGCGAGACGCCGAGGCTTTTCGCAAAGCTGTAGCGATGCGCGGCAAGCCCAAGCGCGGTGTGACCATCTACCGTGCGGTGCCCAAGGGCGCGCCAAACACCATCAACGCTGGCGATTGGGTGACGCTGACGCGCGACTACGCCGTCGACCACGGTGAAGGCGCGCTGGACGGTGACTACAAGATCATCAGCAAGGTGGTCAACGCCGGGAACATCTACACCAACGGCGACAGCATCCAAGAGTGGGGCTACTGGCCCGACGAGGGCGCATACGCGCAAGACGAACGCGCCCCTGCAAAAGCCCCCCAGCCCCGCGGCACCTTCAACCCGCAGGCGCTGCTGATCAGCCTGAATGAGAGCGCCGACCTCTCGACCTTCCTGCACGAGAGCGGGCACTTCTTCCTCGAGGTGATGGCCGACCTGGCCAGCCGCGACAACGCGCCGCAGCAGATCAAGGACGACATGGCCGCCACGCTCAAGTGGTTTGGCGTGCCGGATCTGGCCACCTGGAACGGCTACACCCTGGACCAGAAGCGCCAGTACCACGAGCGCTGGGCCGAGTCGTTCGAGCAATACCTGTTCGAGGGCAAGGCGCCCAACATCGAGCTGCAGCCGCTGTTCCGGCGGTTCCGCTCGTTCATGGTCGCCGTCTACAAGAGCCTGACGCAGTTCATGCGTGGGCGCGACCTGAAGGTGAGCGACGAGATCCGTGCGGTGTTTGACCGCATGATCGCCACCGACGAGCAGATCGCCCAGGCCGAGGAGGCCGCCGGCATGCTGCCCGACTTCGAGGCCACCAACGAGGCGATCGAGACGCTGCAGGCGCGCTCGCTGCGTGATCTCAAGTGGACGATCAACGCCCGCAGCAAGTACATCAAGAAGCTCACCAAGGAAGCCAAGGACCTGCGCAAGGCGGTCGAGGCCGAGGTGCGCGCCGAGGTGGAGCTTGAGCCGATCTACCGGGCCATGAACTGGCTCAGGAAGGGCGAGACGGTTGACCCCGAAACGGGCGACACGATCAAGGCCGAGAAGGGCTTCCGGTTGTCGACCGAGGGCCTGGCCGAGCTCTTCCCCGAGACCATGCTCGGCCGCCCCGACCTGACCCGGCTCAAGGGCATGACGGCCAAGGAAGGCCTGCACCCCAACCTGGTCGCCGACATGTTCGGCTTCGAGTCGGGCGAGGCACTGGTGCGCAACATCCTCGACGCCGAGCCCATCGCCTCGGTGGTGGAGGGCAAGACCGACCAGCGCATGATCGAGCGCCACGGTGACCTGGCCACGCCCGAGGCGATCGAGGCGGCAGCGAACGAGGCGGTGCACAACGAGGCCCGCGCACGGTCGCTGGCCACCGAGCTCAAGAGCCAGTCGGAGATGATGAACCAGCGCCAGGACACCGGGCGCACGGCGAGCAACGGTCGGGCCATCACGGTCAACGCGATCACCCAGGCCGCCAAGGAGTTCGCGCTCAACCTGGCGGCACGCCGTCGCATCAAGGATCTGAAGAACGCCGCGTGGCAGCACCGCGCTGCCGAGGCCCGGGCCGGCAAGCGCTGGCAGCAGCTGACCGCCGAGGGCAAGACGCAGGAGGCCGTGCAGGCCAAGCGCGACCAGCTCCTGAACAACTACGCCGCCAAGGCGCTGCAGGACGCCCAGGCCGAGGTCAAGAAGACGCTCGAGTTCTTCAAGCGCGTGGTCACCGGCAACGACGAGAAGATCGTAGAGCGTGGCCGCGACCCCGACGTGGTCAACGCAATGCGCGCCATCCTGGGCGCCTACGACATCGCCCCGCGCCTGGAGAAGTCTGCGCTCGCGTACATGGAGACGGTGTCGAAGAACGACCCCGCCACCTACGCCGCGCTGCAGCCCAGCGTGACCGCGGCCCTGGTCAACGCCAAGCCGTTCAGCGAGCTCACGCTCGAGGAGCTGCGTGGCCTGACCGAGGAGCTGCGCGCCATGTGGGCCCTGGCCAAGCGCTCGAGGCAGATGGAGGTCGACGGCGATCTGATCGACATCCAGGACGCCGCCGACGAGCTGATGGCCCGCATGGACGCGATCGGCATCCCCGACCAGGTGCCGGGCGAGAAGGGCGCCATCACCGACCGCGAAGAGGCGGGCATAAAGCTGCAGTTCGCCAAGTCGATCCTGCGCCGGGTGGAGCAGTGGGCTGAAGGGCTGGACGGCAAGTTCGGCGGGCCCTTCCTGCGACTGGTGTTCCAGCCGATCAAGGACGCCGCCGACCGCTACCGCACCGCCAAGGTCGAGTACCGTCAGAAGTTCACCGACCTGGTCAAGGGCATCGCACCGCTGCTGCCCCCGGGCCCGGTCGCGGCGCCCGAGATCGGCTACACGTTCGGCAACGCCCGCGACTCCGGCATGGCCGAGCTGCTGCACGCGATCCTGCACACCGGCAACGACAGCAACAAGCGCAAGCTGCTGCTGGGCCGTGGCTGGGCGAGCGAGAACGCCGACGGCACGCTCGACACCAGCCGCTGGGATGCGTTCATCCAGCGCCTGATCACCGAGGGCAAGCTGGGCAAGGAGCACTACGACTTCGCCCAGGGCGTGTGGGATCTGCTCGAGCAGACCAAGCCCCTGGCGCAGGAGACGCACCGCAAGGTGTTCGGGCGCTACTTTGCCGAGGTCACGGCCAACGAGGTGGTGACTCCGTTCGGCACCTACCGCGGCGGCTACGTGCCGGCGCAAACCGACAGCCGCCTGGTCAAGGATGCCAAGCTGCGCGAGCTCGCCGAGGCTGAGAACGAGTCGATGGCCTACGCATTCCCGGCGAGCCCCAGCGGGTTCACCAAGAGTCGCGTCGAGTACAACAAGCCGCTGCTGCTGGATCTGCGCACGCTCGGCCAGCACCTGGACAAGGTGCTGCTGTTCTCGCACATGCAGGGCGCCGTCACCGACGTGCGCCGTCTGCTCACGCGCAAGGACGTGAGCTACGCGCTCGACCGCATCGACCCGGGCGCCTACGAGGGCATGCTGATCCCCTGGCTGAACCGCGCCGCCAAGCAGGTCGTCGAGACCCCGGTGGTGGGCGATCGCAAGCTCTCGCGGTTCCTCTCGGGTGCGCGCTCGCGGGCGGGCATGGCGCTCATGTTCGCCAACCTGAGCAACACCGTGCAGCAGATCACGGGCTTCAGCCTGGCCGCCGTCAAGGTCAAGCCGGCGCTGATGATGAAGGCCACCGGGCAATTCATCGCCGACCCCAAGGCGATGAAGACCTCGGTCGCCGAGGCCTCGCCCTACATGAAGGACCGGATGCTCAACGAGGTCGGCGCGATGAACGACGCCGTCGAGCAGATCCTGATCGACCCGAGTCTGCTCGAGAAGAGCCAGGCCTGGACCCAGCGCCACGCCTACTTCCTGCAGGCGGCCGTCGACAACACGATGAGCCCGATCATCTGGACCGCTGCCTACAACCAGGCGGTGGAGGAGGGCCAGGAGCACAAGGACGCCGTGCGCTTTGCCGACGGCGTGGTGCGCCAGACCCAAGGCTCGCTGCTGCCCGAGGACATCAGCCGGTTTGAGTCAGGCCCTGGCTACGCCCGACTGTTCACGCAGTTCGTGAGCTACTTCAACATGATGGCCAACACCAACGGCACGGCGGTCAAGCAGATCGTCGACGAGATGGGCCTCAAGAAGGGCGCGGGCAAGCTGCTGTACGTGGCGCTCGCGGGCCTGCTGGTGCCGATCTGGGTGGCCGAGGCGATCGCCCAGGCGTTCCGGGGCGGGCCGGATGACGAGGACAAGGACGGCTGGCTCGACGACTGGCTGATGGCCGTGTTCGGCCTGGGCACGCTGCGTGGCCTGGTGGCGCAGGTGCCCATCGCGGGCCAGGCGGCGCAGCTGGTGGTGAACCGGTTCAACGACAACCCGGCCGACGACAAGTTCAGCCTGTCGCCCGCGGTCTCGCTGATCGAGTCGGCGGCCAGCTCACCGGCCAGCGTCTACAAGGCGATCGTCGACGACGGCAACAAGCAGAAGGCCGTGCGCGACGTGGCAGCTGCTGCAACGCTGCTCACCGGCCTGCCCATCTACGGCGCTGCTCGACCGCTCGGCTACCTGGCCGGCGTGGCGGACGATCGCATCGAGCCCACCGGCCCGATCGACTTCGCCCGTGGCCTGGTCACAGGTACCGCCAGCCCCGAGAGCAAGGTGCCCTGATGTGTCCGTGAGCGGAGCCCCTGCGCCTACCATCATTGGCAATCGCAGGAGCTCCGCGCATGACCACCCCATCCACCGCCCGCAAGGCTGGCCCGTTCAACGGCAACGGGTCGACCACCTCGTTCCCGTTCACGTTCAAGGTCTTCGCGGCCGCTGACATCGCCGTCACCATCGCCAACAGCCTGGGCGTGGAAACCGCGCTGGTGCTCGACACCGACTACAGCGTGAGCCTGAACGCGAACCAGGAGACCAGCCCCGGCGGCACGATCACCTACCCGATCAGCGGCACGCCCCTGGCCATTGGCAGCGTGCTCGCCATCGTCGGCGACCTTGACTACGACCAGCCCCTCGATTTGCCGAGCGGTGGCAACTTCTCGCCGCTCGCGCTCGAGAACCAGCTCGACCGCACGGTCATGCAGATCCAGCAGCTGCGCGAGGAGGTGGAGCGCTCACTGCGCACCAGCGTCACGACCGGCGCCGATGTCGAGCTGCCAGCCCCTGAGGCCAACGCATTTATTGGCTGGAACTCTGGGGCCACTGGCCTGCAGAACGTGCAGCTTGAGGACTTGGCCACCGCCGTGGCCTACGCCACGATGCGTTACGACACGTTCACCGGTGACGGTGTGACGACGCAGTTCACGCTGCAGACTGACCCGGCCACGCTGGGCAACATGGACGTGTCCGTCGACGGCCAGACCTACGTGCCCGGCACCGACCACACACTGGTCGGCCAGAACGTCGTGTTCACCGTGGCCCCCATTCTCGGCGCCGAGATCCTGGTGCGTTATGGCCAAGGGGTGGTGGTTGCCACCGCCGATGCACAGGACGTGAGCTACTTGCCCGCAGGCACCGGAGCCGTCGCCACGACTGTGCAGGCCAAGCTGCGCGAGACGGTGTCAGTGCGGGATTTTAATGCTGTTGGTGATGGGGTGACGGATGACACAGCTGCAATTCAGGCAGCTATAACATCGTTATCCGCTACTGGCGGCACTGTATTTTTTCCAAAGGGAACTTACAAGACTGATAGCGGAGTAACGCTTGTAAGTAATCTGACGTTGCAGGGTGAAACTGGTGCAGTAATCAAACCAAGCGATTCTGTCCCATTATGGGCCTATCGTGGGGTATCGACCAACAATGTGAAAGTCATTGATCTGACGTTTGAAGGTACCGGAACAGCATTCACGAACGGAAACCAACGGCTCCTTCAGATCGAGACTGGTTCCAACATTGAGATCACCGGATGCAACTTCACCAAGGCGCGAGAGGGCGGTGTCTCGCTTAACGGGTGTTCGTTCGCAATAGTTTCTAATTCGAGCTTCACGAGCTGCTACGGGACGGGGCTAACTACTCGCGACGGGTGTTCAAAAATCACAGTCGATTCGTGCGTTTTCTATCTGAACGGCGACACAGGTGTTGCGACTAACGCGGCTGGTCGTGGTCTGCTCTTTTGGGAGACTTCTAACTCGGTCGCGTCAAACTGCGTATTTGAAGGAAACACTGAATACGGTCTGCGCCTTTACTCTCAGACAGGCGACTCGGAAGCCAACCGCAACATCGCGATTAGTAACTGCGCATTCCGTGACAACGGCACCACGGCAACAGGCAAGAGCGACCTCTACATCTACAACGAACACGGCGACACCGAGCGGGTGGTTGTCACCGGCTGCACGTTCTCCACGCGAACCGGCAACACTGGTGCCGTGATGAGTGGAACGAACATGACGCTATCTGGATGCTCTTTCAAAGCCATCACGCCGCGATCGAGCAACCATGCCGTGTCCCTGTACGGCGCGACGAATGTGGTGTGCGTAGGTAATGTAATTCAGGATTTTGGTTCTGCCTTCAACATGTCGGCGTCCGTTGGGCACGTAACTACGAACTGCACGATGGCCGACAACCAGATTGATGGTGTCGTCGAATTCTCTGGCGGTGGAATTGTTGGGACGGGGAACGTGATCTCGAACAACCGGATCAAACACGGCGGCGCTGGAGCTTCCGATGTCTGCTTCACGATGACGACCGCCAACACGAACTGCAGCATCGTAGGGAACTACGTCGATAGCTTCTATCGCGGGTTTAATCTGGCGTCGTCAGGGGCATTGATCGCCATTAGGAATAACACCGTAGTCGGGTCCACCGGCACCGGGTTCTTCGCGCAGTACAACACCGACCTCAGCAACCAGATCATCGACGGGAACGGTTTCGACTCTGCATACCCCAACATGTTCGGGCAGTTCAGAAAGCCGTCAGTTCACAGCTTCGCCCGTTCGACATTTTGGACGAACGTTGTGCCTTCGTCCGGTGGGGTCGGCGGCGGCGCGAACGTCCAGTGGAAAGTGGGCGACCGCGCCTTCAATAACACACCGGCCGTAGGCCAGCCGAAGTCTTGGGTTTGCACTGTTGCGGGCGCGCCTGGCACATGGGTCAGCGAAGGCAACCTGTAATGACCCCCACCCCCTCCATCCTCGCCGCCATCCTCCGCAGCCTTGGCTTCAGGGCTATCACGCTGCCGCCGCTGGGCATCTACGCGCTGCCGGAGTGCTGCGGAGATGCTCGGCTGGCGCGGCATGAGGCCCGCCACTGGGAGCAGTACCAGCGCATGGGTGCTATCCGCTTCTACGCAACCTACTTCTATCAATGCACGCGGTACGGCTACCGCAACGCCCCCATGGAACTTGAGGCCCGTGCGGCCGAGATGAAAGGCTGACATGACTGACGACGATTTCCGCCGCCTGGAGACCAAAGTGGACAAGCTCACCGATGCCGTGTCCAAGTTGATCTTGGTCGAGGAGCGCCTGGCCAACCAGGGCGAGCGCATCGGCCGGGTGGAGCAGGCTGTGGCGGTTGTTGAGACCAACGTCTCAAAGCTCGATCGCACCGTCAGCACATGGATCAATCGTGGCATCGGTGCCTGGGCGCTCGCACTCCTGATCTGGTCTGTCGGCCAGAAGCTCCTATGAACTTCGACCAGGCCTTTGATCTGCTCCTCGGCCACGAGGGCGGCTATTCCGACCACAAGGACGACAACGGTGGCAAGACCCGGTTCGGGGTCACCGAGGCCGTCGCACGCGAGGTGGGCTACCGTGGCGACATGCGCGAGCTTCCCCTGGATCTGGCCAAGCGGATCTATCTCGAGGACTACTGGCGCCCGATGCGCTGCGATGAGCTGCCCGAGGAGGCGCGCTACGTGGCGTTCGACGCGGCCGTGAACTCGGGCGTGGGCCAGGCGACGCTGTGGCTGCAGAGGGCGGTCGGCGCCAAGCCCGACGGCATTCTTGGGCCCATGACTTTGGCAGCTGCCAAAGCAACACCCAACCTCAAGCTAAAGCTGCTCTCGCAGCGCCTGCAGTTCATGGCGAACCTGCACGCCTGGCCGGCGTTTGGTCGTGGCTGGGCTCGGCGGATTGCCATTCTGATGGAGATGTGACCATGGACCCGGTGAGCGCAATCCTCGGCATCGGCGGCAAGCTGATCGACCGCCTGTGGCCCGACCCCGAGCAAAAGGCGCAGGCGCAGCTGGCGCTCCTTGAGCTCGCGCAGAAGGGTGAGCTCGCCGAGTTCACCGGCCGCGCCGAGATCGTCAAGACCGAAGCGGCCTCCAACCACTGGCTCGCCGCCAACTGGCGACCGCTCACGATGCTGACCTTCTGCGGTCTCATCGTCGCCCGCTGGTTCGGCTGGGCCGCGCCCAACCTGTCCGAGGCCGAGTACTTGAAGCTCTGGTCGATTGTCGAGTTTGGCCTCGGCGGCTACGTCGTCGGGCGCAGTGTTGAGAAGATCGTTCCGGCGGCCGCGGCCGCGCTGAAAGGGAGCAAATGAGCAATGCCCGCTTTAACCAGATCAAGTTGATGGACGTGCGCCACTTCGGCGCCGCCGCCGACGGGGTCACCAACGACGCGGCGGCCATCCAGGCCGCCATCAACGCGGTCAACGCGGCCGGGGGCGGCGTCGTCAAACTGCCGGCCGGCGTCATGAAGATCGGCGCCGCGCTCGCGCTCTACAGCGGCGTGATCCTGCAGGGGGAGGGCAGTCAGGCCACCACCCTGAGCTACACGGGCGCTGCCCAGGCGCTGGTGCAGGCCACCCCGGGCACGCGCATCTACGGCGTGGGGGTGCGCGGCATCAAGTTCTCGGACGCCGGCACCGGCACCATCGGCCTCGATCTCAACTCGGTCAGCACCGGCGTGTTTGAGGACCTGATCGTTGACGGCTTTGCCACCGCGGTGAGTCTGACCGGCAGCAACGGTTACTGCGTCTACAACCGCTTCACCAACGTGACCGCCGCCAACAGCACCACCGGCTTCGTGATCGGTGCCGCCGGCAGCAACAGCAACACGTTCATGGCCTGCCGGGCCAACGTCTGCACCACCGGCTGGGCCATCACCGACAGCAACCAGAACCAGCTGATCGGCTGCCAGCTCGAGGGCGGCACGACCGGGGTGTCGATCACCTCCACCGGCGCGAGCCTCGCCGATCGCAACACGATCGCGTTCTGCCGCTTTGAGAGCAACACCATCAACGTCAACATCACAAGCTCGAACGTGCGCGAGACGGCGCTCATTGCCAACCACGCGGTGAGCGGCAGCTCGACCGACAGCGGCCAACGCACCCTGGCGCTGGAACCGTTCGGTGCCAGTGGCCTCAACTGGGCGGTGCAGTCGGCCGCGCTGTCCAGCCTCGCCGGGCACTTCCGCTTCGTGCGCTCCTCCAACGCCCACATCGCGGGCGACACGGGGGACCCCGCACCGACCCCGGCCATGGTGATCGCCGACACGGTGACGGGCACCGGCAACCCGATCACGCTGCAGATCGAGACCGGCCGGGCGACAGGTTCGTTCGTCAAGGGCGTGCGCGCGGGCGCCACCTTCTTTGAGGCCTACGCCTCGGGCGCGCTCGGCATCGCCGACGGGATCACGGCGCCGGCCACGGTGGCGGGCATGGCCCAGCTCTACGTCGACACCGCCGACGGCGACCTCAAGGTCAAGTTCGGCGACGGCACGGTCAAGACCATCGTCGTCGACACCTAAGCCCAGCGCGCCTGGCTGTCATTGGCGGCCGGGGCCAGGCGCTCGACCGCCTCCTCGGCGATGGCCAGGCGCACCCGCAGCCGCTCGATCTCGCGCTGCTGGGCGGTCAGCTGCTGGCGCAGCAGCACCAGCGAGAGGACGTGGCCGGGCTGGTAGGCGTCACCCCCCGGGGACAGCAGCTCGCCGTCGTGGAAGCGCCAGCCGGTCCATTTGCCGCAGGTGCCGGGCAGATCCCCGAGCAGCAGGCGAATGACCTGGTGCTGGTGGCCGGGGATCTGCACCTCGCCCTTCAGCCAGCGGCGCACCGTGGTGCGGTGGACGTTGAGCTCGCGCAGCACGCGGCGCTCGCCGATCAGCTCCAGCAGTTGGCGCAGGTGGCGGCCCGGCAGGGCGTTGATCTCAAGCATGTGCGACAGTTTCCTTTAGCAGATGCTCTAGCGTCAACCCCCGTTTGGATACGCATAATGTATATTGTGCCATTACAAAATGCTAAAGGGCACCGAGCACTAGGGGGACATCGCGCTCGTTTGGATTCTAGCAAGTGCTAGAACTTTGTGCAGGATGCACCCGACCGCTGAATAAATCAAGCCAGCGACCATCGGCGCCTAGCACCAGGGCAGGGTGCTCGGGGTGCGTGGCGATCACCTGGTTGTGATCGTTCAGCGCCAGCCGCGTGCGCTCGTCGTAGCCTGCCGGCAGCTCGGCGATGTACTCAGTGACCACGATGCGCCTCCCACTGGTCACGGCACTCGGCGTCGCACCAGCGCTGGTGCTCGGCCACGAGCTCGTCGCAGTACAGGCACCGACCCGTGGCGGTAGGACCCTCGGGCCTGCGCACCCGCGCAGCGCTGTTGCGGGCGATCTCCTCGCGCTCGCTGGCCAGGTCGAGCTCATCCGCCATAGCGCTTCTCCATCTCGATCAGCAGGTCGACCTCGTGCTTGATCTTCTCGAGGTCCTGGAACCGAGACTCGGCGGGCTTGTCGCGCCAGCGCGTGATGCGCTTGACGATGCAGCCCTCCAGGAAGTTGAGACCGTTGGCGTGGATGTACTCCACCGGCTGGATGCGCTTGCCCTTGTAGTGGCCCCCGGCCACCTGCACGTCGAGCGGGTTGCTCTCACTCATTGCTTGCCTTTCATGTATTCGAGCAGCGCGTCCTGAACGCTGCGCTTGGTCTTGCGTCGGGTCATCTCGAGCTCGTCGATCGTGCCCCTGGCCACCAGGTAGTGGACGAACACGGGCCGGTTCCTGCCGGCCTGGAACTGTCGCACGGGTCCCACCCGCTCAAGGATCTGGTCGTGGTACTCGAGGTTCGGGTCCTGCGCGAAGAACACCACGGTGTTGCAGTGCTCCTGCAGGCCGTCCACGCCGTGGCCCATGCTGGCCGGGTGGCCCAGCCAGAGCTTGCCCTTGCCGGCCTTGGCGGCGGCCAGGTCGTTGGGTGCGGCCATGTTCAGCGCATCGGGGAACCGCGTCGTGATGCGCGCCAAGTCGCTCTTGAACTGGTAGCTGACCAGGATCGGATCATCGCCCGTGGCCTCCACCAGCTCCTGCAGCGCGTCGAGCTTCTCGTCGTGCACCGTCGCCCAAGTGCCCTGGTCGTCGACGTAGACGGCGCCGTTGGCCATCTGCAGGCACTTGCCGTACTTGGCCGCGGCGGTGAACGCCTCGACCTCCTGCGTGCCGATCAGCGTGAACAGGTCGCGCTCCATCTCCCGGTACTTGGCCCGGGCGCTGGGTGGCAGCTCGACCTCGATCACGTTGACGATCGGCTCGTGCAGGTCGAACCAGTCGGCGGGGTCGAGCGTCAGGCAGATGTCGGCCAGGCGCTCGTGGATCTCCTCGGCGGCGAACTCCGCTTGGCGCCACTGGTGGAACTGGCCCGCCTTGACCGGGCGGAACCAGCGGTCACGGAACGACGAGAACGTGCGGCCCAGGCGCACGCCCGCGTCGAGGAACCAGGTCTGGCCCCACAGGTCCTCGAGGCCGTTGCTGGCCGGCGTGCCGGTCAGGTTGACCCAGCGGGCGACGTCCTTGTGCGCGACACCTGCGATCGCCTGGGCACGCACGCCGCCCTGGCGCAGCCTGAAGCCCTTGAGCTTCGTGCTCTCATCGGCCACCACCGTGCGGAAGGGCCAGGCGCGGCCTGTGGCCTTGAAGTGGTCGCGCAGCCAGACCAGGTTGTCGTAGTTGGTGGTGTAGACCTGGGCATCCTGGCGCAAAGCGGCGCGGCGCTGGGCAGCGTCGCCCACCACCGGCACCACGTCGATGCCGGCTAAGTGGTCCCACTTTGCCGCCTCGTTCGACCAGGTGTCACGCGCCACCCGCAGCGGTGCGAGCACCAGGGTGGGCGCGCTCTCGCCGACGATGTTGTGCAGCGTGTCGAGGAACGTCAGGGTGATGACGCTCTTGCCCATGCCGGGCTTGGCCCACAGCGCCGCGCGGGGGTGCGCGCTGATGTGCGCCAGCGCCTGGTCGGCGTAGGGCCTGGGCGTGTAGTGCTTACGCATTGGGCTTGCGGGCGCCACCGTGCGGCGCGACTTCCACGCGCTCAACGGTCGTGAACTTGTGCAGGTTGGCGCACTGGTAGGTGCGCCGGCGCGTGTTGTCCTTGCGCATGCGCGACTCTTTGACCTCGACCCAAGCCTGGCAGATCGGGCACTTCATGCGGCTGACCAGTCTGTTTGGTCTTCGGCACGCTCGGCCCAGCGGCGCGGGCACGGCTCGTCGCTGATCACCCAAGGGCCGATCCAGGTCTGTCGTACGGCCTGTGGATGCACTTCCAGTGTTTTACGCAGACAGGTGTCGCACTCATCGCGCATTGGATTGCCGACGCACTTGGCGTCGTCTGAACTGATGTATCTCATAGCAGAGCGTCGGGGTATTTGCTGAGGTCGGGTTTGACTTTGGGTGGTGGGGTGAGGGGCTTGTCCTTTGTGGGGAACGGCCAGTTGGCGGGATGGGTCATGATTGGCCCCTTGCGCGGATGGCGTTGGCGATGTACTTCGGGTGCTGAACGTCAAGCCCCTCAACCATCTCAGCACACGCCTCACGTTCGGCAGCGGCGACAAGGGCGGCGAAGCCGATAAGGGCTGGCAGCATAAAAAAGCCCTGAGATGGAAATGGACTATCCGGCAACTTGATGCCAGCCTCCCGCGCCATGCGGATGATGTCGTCGCGGGTCACGCCTCACCCCCTTCGCTGTCGGCCATGCCGGCGATGATCTTCATCGCGGCCTGGAGCTCGGCCTCCAGGCGCTCGTTGCGGGCGCGCAGCAGGCGGTTCTCTTGCTCAAGCTCGCTGACGTCGGCGACCAGCAGGTCGAGCTCACGTTCCTGTTCTGTCATGTCAGTCCTTTCCAAATAGTTCTTCGACACCCTCGATGCTGTCGATCACTCGGACACACTGGCCAAGCTCGCGCATCCGCAGGTGTTCACGCATTTGATGAGGTTTGGGCTTTTCGCCGGGTGCCTTGAGCTCGACCCAGATTGCTGCGGGTTTACCGAATTGCCCTAGCATCACCAGGCGATCGGGCGCGCCCTTGCGACCGATCCACTGGACCTTGCGGCACTCACCGCCCAGCTCTTTCACCCGCTTGACCAGGTGCTTCTCGACGTCGCTCTCCCTCATAGTGCGCTCACCACGATGATGGCCAGGTAGGCGATGCCGACCGAGATCAGCACCCACTTGGCCAGCTTGTTGACCTGGCGCCGCCAGCGGATCTCAGCCCGCAGCTGCACCGGGTGCGCGGGGTAGCGCTGGCCGATCTTGCTGCCGGTGCGCACGGGGCAGTCACGCCCCTGGCGGCAGTTGCCGTACTCATCGCAGCAGCTCATGCCAGCGCTCCTTGCTGCAGGCGCTGCAGCAGTCGGAACTTGCGCCAGGTGCGGCGCACGTCGGTGGCGGCGGCGCAGCGCCACCGGAACTTGGGGTCGGTGCAGTGCCGGCTTGGCATCGTGACTTTGGCCCCGGCGGGGGCGTTGTTGTAGACGTTCACCGTGTGAGTCCTTTCATGGTTGGCGACAGGGAAAGTGTAGCAGATGCTAAATGCCGGGCTTATATCCAACGTCCTTGAGAATCGATTCGGCCTCGCTGATGTACCAGTCTCGATTCAGGTCAAACGGAATTGATTCCGGCATATCCATCAGGGGCTTTGCGCCTTCGCTGCGTGGCACCTTGTAGCCGTTGACCTTGTAGGTGAGCGGGGCACCCACGCCTTGCGCGTAGTACCAGCGCACAGCTCGACCAAGGTACTTTCCATCCTGGTCGACACCCCCGCCTTTGACCTGGCGGATCGTCACAAACTTGCGGATGTCGGTGCAGTTATTGATCGTCTCGGCCACGGGCTTGCCGGTCTTCAAGAACTCCCTGGCGGCTTCGCTGCAGATCTCGTTGGTCGGGTTTTTCTGCAGTCCAGCGGGGGCGTACACGCCTTTGAGTTTGGCAGTTCCGTCGGGCTTGACGGCGATGTAGTTGTTGACGTCCCTGGAGTACAGGGATCGGTACAGCGTGGCCTCTGTCTCAAACCCGGTCATTTGCTCCCAGGTGAATACTGCGGCGTCCATCGTCGACTTCAGTTCTTTCGGGCACTTGATCACCACGCCGTCGGTGTTGGCCGACACGACACTCACGCCGTTGTTCTCCAGCATCTCGATGAGCATCAGCAACGACAGCTGGCCGGTGAGAGTTACTTGGATCAGCAGATCCGGCGAGTACAGCGCCGACCACTTACTGCCCAGCTTTCCGAAAGATCCGTTGATCGTGATCTTCAGGCTGTCCGCGGTCACGGTGTCTTTGTTCCGCTTGGCCTCCAAGCGGCGCGTCACCAAAGACTGGTAGACCTTGATGAATGGTCGACCCAAGTGTTTTGGATACAGGCCGCAGCCAAGGATGATGGCGGGGTAGTAGCTGGCGACGTCACGGTCCACCAAGATGGTGTGCTCGTCCGCGTGATGCGCCACGCAAGATTCGGTCGAATGTAGGCCACCGACACCCATCTGGTAGGTGCTCCCGCCCAGCGTCAGCTTGAGGTTGCTGATCTCCTTTGGCAGCAAGATAGATCCGCCGTCGCTGACAAACATGTCAGCCGATGTCACGATCTCCAAAGCATCGCGCAGCACCTGGCTCTCGAAGTTGATGAAGAACGGCGGGGTGTACTTGTACAGCGTCCCAGCGGCAATGGTTGGGCGCTCAATCTTTCGGGCCAGCAGGCTGGTGACCCTGGACTTGATTACCGCTTCAGCGATCTGCGCGTCCGACTTGCTACGCAGATCAATTCCGTACTCGTCTGACATGGAGATGCGCAGATTGACCTGCGGTTGCAGCTTGTTCCACAGATCAAGCGTTGCCACCGTGTCGGAGTTGATGCAGTAGTCCTTGAGCATCTCCCTGCCATCGGCGTCGATGCTGTCCCCTGGTTCAATGGGAAGGTCCTGCAGGCGCTTGGAATGCAATCGACCTGCGTAGATCTTCAGGCTGGCCATTCCTGGCGCCACATCAAACAAGTCGATGTGATCCCAGTCGGGGATCTTGCAGTTGAACCGATCCTCAAACTGAAAAGGTTGGATGTTCAAGTTGATGATCGTGTCGGCGGCTTTCTTTAAGAGGTCACAACTGGCACCAGTTAGAGCCAACGCCACAAGCGGAGCGTCGAATCGTTTGCCGTTGAAGCTCACAATGGTTCGCGTGGCCATGTACCGGCGCAGTCGCTGAATGTCCATCGGGTGACCGTCGTACTGCTCAAACGCCGTTGTGGCACCGGTGGCAACGTTGCGAAAACCGACAAGGAAGTAGTTGCGATAGACCTCGATGTCGAAAATCTCAATGGGCTTGGTCATTTACCCACCCACTTGGCTGCAGTGCGGTGTGCCACACGCTCACCGTGCGCGGCCTGGGCGATCGAGTGGTAAGCCTTGCCGCTGGGGCTGACGACCTGCTTGGCCTGAGTGTTGAGACCGAGCTCGACCGCATGCCGTTTGTTGTCGGCACGGCTGGACCACTCAAGGTTGATCACGCGGCAGTTGGACTTGCGACCGTCCCGGTGGTTGACCTCGGGCAACCCGTCTGGGTTTGGGATGAACGCCTTGGCCACAAGCGTGTGAACGGTATGCGCTTTGCGCTTGCCCTCGGTGTCGTACAGGTGAACGATGAAATACCCGCTGTTGGTGATCTGGCGACTGATCAGGCGCTCTTTGGTTGTGCGCCAGGCCTCCTGGCCATTGCGCAACAGGTAACGCTGCTTGAACGCTGTCGACTTGACGTCGCCAAGATCGCTGACTTGGTAGCGCCCGTCGTAGCCTGGGATGTCTTTCCACTGTTCCATTTGCTGCTTTCGTTTTTGGTGAGGGCCGGTGGTCTCCGCCGGGAACTCCCAGCGGCCGACCCTCACCAAAAAACACCCGTTCCGAGGCTTCCCTGTGAATGCTTACGGCTCTGCCAGGGTGGGTCGGTGGCCGCCGCTGAACATCTCGCGGGAACGGCGGCCACCTAAGCCTCAGCTGGTTGGCTGGTGGGTGAGTCCAGCCGGGAGGGATGCAGAGCCCCGCGTGATTTAGGCGAAGTCCTCGGCGGCAGCGCCTTCGGTGACTTCCTCGAACTCGTCGGCGTCTGCAGGACGGCCGGCGCTGAAGCTGTCGCCGTCCTTGAAGAACTGGATGCCACGCAGGGTGCAGTTGATCCGCTTTCCGTAGGCGTTGTCCTGGGCCCAGAACTCCAGGCTCGCGTTCACGTAGCAGCCAGCGTAGGGGCGGCCGCTGCGCTGGCTCAGGGGCGAGCGGTCACGGTCGATGACGGTGGGCGCAGCGTTCTCCTGCGCAGCTGCGGTCACGAAAAAGTTGCCCGGGAACCCGTCGTACTGGGCCTTCTCGTCGCCGTCGTGCAGCGCGACCTTGCCAGTCTTGTACAGGCCAGCCAGCAGGGCGGTGGCCTTCTCGCGCCACTTCTCCTTGGCGATGGCGTCGATCTTGCGCTTGATCTCCTCGAGCTGCGCGTGGTCGGCGGGCATCAGCAGCGTGGCGCTGTAGCGGGGCTTGCCTTCACCGTTGACGGTGGTCGGCTCGAACAGGTTGGGGAAGGCCAGGCGCACGTCTTTGAGGAGGATGCGGCCGATGGGTTGGTTGGTGGACATGGTGAGTTTCCTTTCAGGGGTTGAGTTGTCGTACACAGCCCGCCCTTGGCTGTGCAAAATTTGGCGGGCGTAGGTTCCAAACATGGTTTAGGCGAGGTCTGCGGTCACGTCGGTGAAGTCATCAACGACCGGCGTGACCACGAGGGCCGGGCGTGAGTCGGAATCGGGCGCCACGTGGGGCTTGCCCTCGGATTGGGTGATGAGCTCCTGGAGCTTGGGCCACTGGCGCGGGCCGATCGTGCCGGACTTGGCTAGCTTCTCGGCCGTCGTCGGGCTGATGAGCTTGAAGTCGTACATGTCCTCGAGCTTCACGCGCATGGCCTTAAGGGTTTCCTCAGCGGCCTTGGCGTCGGCCCACTGGCGTGCGCCCTTCTTGCCTGCCACGACCTTGAAGCCTGGCACCGTGTCGCCCGCCAGCAGGCGGCGCTCGGCCTCGGCGCGGACCGCCTTGCACCAGTCCTCGATCATGTCGACGCGGGTGAGGGCGGCAGCAACCCAGTCGGCGGGCGAGTGCTCGTTGGGTTCGCTGACGTAGGCCTGCGCGAACTCATCGGGGCTGGCCGGCGTTGCACCAAGGACCGTGTCGGCCACCTCATCGCGCAGGGCAGGGCAGGTGGCCTTGGCCTTGCAAAACTTGCAGGCTTTCTCGGCGGGGCGCAGGAAACGCATTTGCCAGATCGGATCGTTCTCGTCGAGGTTGCTGGCGTTGACGCAGTCCACCACCGCGCTGCGCGCAGTGGACCGGCCCCAGGTCTCGAGCTCGTCGACGCTGCAGTCCCACTCACTGGGTGCGCGCTTCACGCGGGGCTGGCTGATGGCCATGCGCACGCGGCTGAAGTCGGCGACCAGCCCCTGGTAGGCCTGCAGGGCGCCGAGCCCGTACAGCGACATCTGCGGGTTTTGCATGGCGTCGACCTCGACACCGCGGCCGTACTTGAAGTCGACGACGATGAGCTCATCACCGCGGGCGATGATCACGTCGGCGGTGCCCCAGGCGGTGTCGGCCTCGACATCCAGGTAGCTGGAGTAGTTGACTCGGATGTCGGCGAACAGCACGCCGTCGTCGCCGCGCAGGTCGACGCAGTAGTCGATGCACGCCTGGACGTGCTCGGCCATTTCGAGGTCAACCTCGAATTGGTACTGAGCTTCAGCCGGCTCGCAGGGCTTGCCTGCGGTGTTGAGGTGCACCAGGCGGCCAACGTAGGCGCTGGCCGGGCGGTCTTCCTGCAGCGCCCAGGTCAGGACCTGGTGCGCAGCGGTGCCCTCGGCAGCGTAGACGTTGGTGTTGTCCGGTGCGCCGTCCTCGAGCACGATCTTGCCCGGGCAGAGCATGATCGACTCAAACTTGCTGGCGGACCAGTAGGAATGGGCGGCGGTCATGATCAAGCCTCAATAATGGCTAGGCGCTCGTTGACGGCTTCCAGCGCGTCGGCCCACTTGGACTGGTCGAGCTCCTTGAACGTCTTTACGCCCAGGCTGGCGGCCACTGCTGCAGCTGCTTCGCGGCTCTTGCCGGCCAGCGCGAACACGGCCTTTTGCAGGGTGGGGTAGTCAACCGACGGTGCAGCCTTCTCAGGCTCGACGGGCGCAGCGACCGGGGCTGGGACATCGGTGGGCGCCACAGTAGGCAGGGGCTGGGCAACCTCCTGCACGGGGGCAGGCTTGGCAGCTTTCGCTGCCTTCTCCTGCTTTGGGGCGGGCGCTTCCTCCGCGCTGACCAGGGCCGAGGCGGGGATCTCGAGCAGAGCGGCGCGGGCGGCCTCGATGCTTCGGAAGTTGAGGGTGATGGCGATCACAGTGCAGTCCTTTCGCAGTTGGTGAAATTGGAGTGTAGCGGATGCTACAGCCCCGGGCAAAAAATTAGATGTTGTAGGCCAGGGTGAGGCCCAGGCCGATGCCGATGGCGGCGGCCAGCAGGATGGAGAGGATCTTGTCTTTCATGGCGGGGTCTTTCAGTAGCCGAGGACGCGGGCGGCGCCGGTGCGGTTGTAGACGCGCTCGCTTTCGATCTCGGTGCGGCGGGTGCTGCCGTTGAAGATGACCGACAGGCTGCGGATGTCGACCGCGTAGAAACCAGGGAAAGTTTCGACAACGTCAGCGCGGGGTTGAGGCACGCCACCTTCGTGGCTGTTGGCGAAGGCTGCGACGAATTGGGCTTCGTGGAAGTTCATGTTCAGGCTTCGGTTGTGTTTAGGGTATCGACATCGGCCAGCTTGTCTTGCCGGGGAGGTGGCGCTGGTTAGGCTTCCTCCGCTGAGTGCCCCTCGTCGTGGCGGTCGGGGCCCTTGTTCGCAACTACCCTAGAGCGGGTTGCTGGCTATCGATGTCGATGACTGAACTCTAGCACAAGTGTTAGCAACTGCTACAACCCCCGCCAATAAAAAAAACCCCACGCGATGGTGGGGTTCTTCGCGCTCAGGCTTGAGCTAGATCAGAGGTGCCAGCCCGTGGCGAGCAGCACCCAGGTGACGATCAGACCCAGGGCGGACAGGCCGATGGCCCAGCGGATCTGTCGTCGCAAGCTGTCCAACGGGTCGTCCCAGACGCCGCCGTGTTCCACCAAGTACTGGATGCGCTGCTTGATCTCTTCGTTCGTCATGACTTGCCGCTCCCTCGAGCAAGAGTTATGAGTTTCTGGATGTACTGCTCGTCAATGCGCCCGGTCAGTTTGGCCCGGTCATAGGCAAGCTGCACAAGCGTGCCGTAGGTGTCGGGGTCCGGTCTGAGACCGGCGTCACGCAACGTGGTGGCCACTGCCCGCACCACCTCGGTCAGCGCCGCGTCGTTGAGCTGCTGCCCGCCGGCGGGGTGGTCCTGGTCCATCCAGCCCACGGGCAGGCCGAGCTTGCCCTCGATCTCGCGGGCGACTTTTTCGCTGATGTCGCGCGACGGGTGGGGCCCGGCGATCTGGGCGATGTAGCTGCCGTTCGCGTGGCCGAGCTTGCGACTCATGGACGTCGGGCCACCCCACTGGCCAATGAGCGTGCGCAGGTTCAGCCGGCGGGTTTCGTACACACTGATCATCTCCGGCCACCCTAGCCTGTCTTTCAACTTGCTGCAAGCGTTTTACAACCTGCTAAACTCGCGGGCATGAAAACCATCTCCGTCGTCAAGAATTGGATGAGCTTGGCCACGGTCGAGGAGCAGCAGCTCCTGGCCGAGCGTGCCGGCACCTCCCGCGGCTACCTGTACCAGCTCTCGGGCGGTCACCGCCAGGCCTCGGCCGAGCTCGGCGCCGCCATCGAGCGCGAGAGCAAGGTCATGGCCCGGGCCAGCAAGGGCCGCCTGCCTGTCATCTACCGCACCGACATCGTCGCCGCCTGCCGGGCCTGCGACTTCGCCCAGCGGTGTCTCGGCGAGCGTGCGGTGGTGTCCGAGTTTCCGATCGTCGGCAAAATCGAGGAGATCAGCGCATGAGCGTGTTGTGGATGATCATCTGCTTCTGGGCCGGTGGCCTGATCGGATTCTTCGCGGCCACGTTGATGATCATGACCGGTCGGGCCAGCCGCGAGCTCGAGGACATGGAGCGCACGCTGCGGGGCCCGCGTGATTGACCTGCTGCAGGTCGGCATGCGCGTGCTGCTGCCCAGCGGCAACATCGTGCTGCTCGTGCGCCGTGAGCGCGCCGAGTGGATCTGCACCTACACCGAGCTCGCCCGGGCCCGCGGTGAGGTGGTCTTCACCGGCGCTTGGCTGCGCCGTCACGGTGTGCGCGCTTGACTTTGCCATCTGCTAAAGT